CATCATTTAATTTGGTTAAATCTCTGATTTTTTTTAATATTTTATCAATATCGCTAGAATAGATTACATTGAAATTTATGGGTAAATTATCTATTATGCTTTTACATTTTGAATCTAGATCGTTTACAGAAGTGGTTATATTATTGATATCTCTTGTAAGTTCGCTTTGCATGTCATCTATCTTACTTATTATTATATTATTATTTTGTACTTGGGCTTGATGGGCGGCCTTTTTGGCATAAGCAGCTGCCTTCCATGTACCAATTAATATTCCAATTGTACATAAAGACATAACCCAATCCGTAACTTTAGAATCCAACCCTTTAACCAAAGATTTCCAATCAGTAAAACCGATACCAACTAATAAGCCAATAATAAGTCCTAAAAGTAATCCTACGTAGATTTGCCAGTGTTCTTTTAATGCGTAAAATAGATTTTTCATTTATGGTAAATCTTCCCCACCGTTAGGATATTTACAACGTCCTAAACGATTTAACGCCATTTTCCAACCTTTCCAAAAACCGTATTTCTGCAAGGCTAAAATGGCGTAATTTGAACAAGTAGGCTCAAAGCGACAAGCATCACGAATTTTTTGTGGTGCAAGTCGCTGGTAAAGTTTGATAAATTTAATGCTTAACTTAACAAGCATTTAAATTTCTTTTCTGAATGTGATTACTTTGTAAATGCGCATAGTTTCCTTACCACCAGAAAGACAACCTGATTTTTCTTCTGTTGAAAAGTCATCCATACGCCAAAACTCCCAGCCTTTTTCAGCCCATTCATTCACCACATCTTGCAGATAGTCAGCTGCGGCTGTCGTGATGTTTTTACGATTGGCAATAATATTAGGTGGAACTTGAACCATTTTATAAGTGTAAGCCATAAGAATTTTCCATTTAAATATTTAATTAAAATTATCTTCTACAAATTTGTTTAGAACGAGAAACCGATCCATCATTACAAATAAATTTACCGCCAGAACAGTGAGAAATTCCGCCTTTTTTACCTGAACAAGGCTCGCGGCCACGTGCATCGGCCATGTTTGCAACCATTAAAAACGCACTTGCCAATAAAACGGCTGAAATCAATCTTTTCATCACATTTTCTCCATTTTAAGAATCACTTTCCCCACCACATCAATATCACTCAATTCACATTCAAAACTGAATTTGCCACCGTCCACACGGATTTTCCCTGCAGGTAACACGGTGATATAACGGATAAGATGGGAGTTTTCGACGATGACGAAGTATTCGCCATCCACTAAATTGCCGTAATCACTAGTCGCAAAATAGGTGTGATTGTCTTCATCAATACAAAACACTTTGTCATAACTTTCACGGCTGTCTAAATTCGGTAGATATGGCAAAAGAAAGGGTTTATTTTCTATTATGAAAGATTTTCCATTTTCTAGGCGAATCGCATTAAAATATTTCAAGTCATCTGATTTATCAAAAATCGGCTCTTCTCCAAAGGCGACATAGTTCAACCTAGCCCCCGTTTCAGAGACGCAACGAATCACTAATTCAGCAGGAAAAAAACCACGTTTAGCCCAAGTGCCAAAGGTACTGTGAGGCATTCCGAGATGCTCTGCCAATAATCTTCTATTTGCAAAACCATATGCTTCCATGATGCGAGATATTACGTCCTTGCCACCAATAAATTCTTTCATTTAGTAAATTGACCTAAAAATTTATATTGACAGGGTCAAATGACCCAGAGTATATTTAAAGGGTCAAATGACCCAATAACCTTATATGTCCTTATTTAAACATCAAGGAGTTTAGACAATGACCAGTCAAAATGCAATATGTGTGAATGTACAGGTGTCGGCGCCTTACGTGACCATGAAGAAATATTCCGAGCTTACTGGACTATCTTTAAGCAAAGTGAAAGCACTTAGAGCAGAAGGGAAATTACCCGTACTTGAAAAAGACTCTCCACGTGGCTCAGTCCTGATTAACATGATTTCGTTAGTTAAAGAGGCGGCTGCGCGCTCATAAAAAAACCGCACTAAAAAAAGTGCGGTCAGTTTCCAAAAGATTTTAGTTAGAAGGGGAAGACAATGACTAAAACATCAACATTTAAATTATTTGTTCAAGAAAAAGTCGAAAAAGGCGAAATCACCATTGAACAAACCAAAGAAATTTCGGCTGTAATTAAACAATCTAGTTCCGTTTCGCCAAATGCTCAACAAAAGGAACAAGCACATCAAGCAATTCGGGCGATATTTGAGACGTTGAATCAATCAGCATGTGAAGCTCGTTCTCCACATCATCAAGCAAATCAGGGTGGCGAGAAAGTCCACGCAACAAGCAACCCATCACGCGTTCTTGAAGTGCCAGTTGTAAATGCTGCTGATGAATCTGTGCTTGCATATCTTCAATTGTTTTTTCAATCAGATCGTTCGCCATGTGAAATCCTTAAATTAAGTAACCGTTTATTTATTTTAGGGCAAGCATACAACAAAAAAAGCAAATAAAAAAGCGAGGGCTTGGCAATGTATGTGTCTGAAAACGAAAGTGCGGTAGAAAAATGGCACCAAGAAAATGGCATCCCTATGTCGAAAGCAAGAAATGGCGAAGAAACCTTGCATGAAATGGGCTTGAGTAAATATCCCACTGAACGCGCTTTTAATCATCTTTCCGATGAGCAAAAAGACATGTTAAAAGCGTTAGCAGATATTGAACCCTTTGATGATTACATCTTACCCGATCTGACTGGCGATAAGTTATGGCATTACAACGAAAAAGGGATTGATAAATTAACCAAAGCATTTCACGCCATGTCAGCCCTTCGCATGCCTTTTCCTCGCGCGTTAACCCGTCGTGATTTTTACAATATCGACCCACACACAAGGGGGCAATAATGGAAAATAAACCAAGTACTGCAAACTGCTTAAAGGCGGCTAAAAAGTGGCGAAACAAATATTGGATTTATCGCACAAAATGGGAGTTGTTTAAAAGACAACGAAACGAAGTTGCCGCCAGTGCCATCTATCACAAGATGGTGATCGCATTAGATAACGTAGGGTATTTAACCAAGAAAGCTGAAGAGTTGGCTCATTAAGGAGATTTTATTATGCAAGAACATTTTATCGAATTATCAAATCGCTACAGTATCAAGGTGAGCGATGCTGGAAAGTACATTCTTTACAAAATTGAACTACAAGAAAATGGCACCTACGAACGAGTAGGCGGAATAATCTGCAAAGATCTGTTTGCTGCAGTTGATACTCTCATTCTTTGTGAATTAATGGATGAGGATGTTTTTTCTCTTTCTGCAGTGGCTAAGAAATTAGAAGAAATCTACGCAGAAGTAAAACGCATCGCTGAAATCCAAGCGACTTATGCACAGGCATAAACACTTTTTTTATCTAGAGTCATTAATTAAATTCATCTAAATAAATTTAGAATGAAATTGATTCATAAAATAAAGGGTAATACAAAAAAAAATGTGGGAACAGCAACGCGATAATACGATTATTGCCAAACATGCACACATGGCAGTGGTTGCATGTGAGCGCCATCAAGCTGCAGAAAATGGTCAAAAATTTGACCGCACTTTTCTGCAGTTTGATGAAAGCTGTTACACGCCATTACAGTTGGAGCTGTTTGCGATTAACTCCGCTGATTTTGAGTTTATCGAAAAGACACTTGAAAGCTTGCCTCGTCAACGTCAGCGCGAATATTTCCGTAAACTTTACATTAAGGCCTATCGATCTGTTAAAGATGATGGGTCGATTGCGTTTGCCATAGGTAATAAGCAACGCCGACACGCGAATGATTATTTGCGCGATGTGTTAGATGTGCGTTTACAAAAAGTCTTTTCACAGTACCACGTGAATGTAGATTTTTTGCAAGCGTTCATAAACACGCCGCAATGGTTGCTATCCGTTAAAGATGAAATGCAACAAGCTGTGCAGTTTTCTACGGTGCCAACACGTGAAGAATTAGCAAAACACTATAACGAATTGCATTACAGCGGATTCCGTTTTCAAGTGTTCGGCATCCAACAAAAGCAAAAACAATTACCTTTCTACTTAATCACCGAAAGCAAATTGAAAGCGATGGCGTATCAAATTTCTACGGCATTTACTCAATTCCAATTTGATTGCACCCACTTTTTTAAAAATGGCATGAATACTGAAGATGAATCAGATATTCAAGGTTATTTTTTAAAACTTTATGAATGGTGTGGCGAAGTTGCGATGTTTATTGGGTTGCCCATCCCTCATTGGGAGAAAAAAGAGCAAGCCAAGAATATCAAGTCAGAACATATTGAAAGCACACTAATTAGACTTACCTGCGAAAAATGGTGGTTCAAAAAAATGCGCACCACGCAACGAAGAATGGTCGAACATATCGCCATTGCCTGTGGCGAGGTGCGCGCCAATGCTGCCAGTTATATTTCTAACCAAAGTTTCCAGGAGTGGCAACTCCAACAACGCAAGAATCACGATTACTTGCGCGCCATGATCATTGAAAACATCGACAATCCCGAAGAACAGGTCGAACTTTTCGATATGTTCTTGAAATCATCATCTAACCCCGCATTACGTCGTAATGAAATGATGGTGCGCTTGCGTGGCTTGGAAGAATGGGCAGAAGAAAATAACAATGAAGCCTTATTTTTAACCCTCACTGCGCCATCATCATTCCACGCAGGAAACAGCAACAAAAAATGGTCGGGAGTTAATCCACGAGATACGCAAAACTATCTAAACAAAGTGTGGCAACAATTCCGTGCTTTGTTAGCAAAACGTGATATTAAATTTTATGGTATGCGAGTGGCAGAGCCGCACAAAGACGGTACGCCACACTGGCATGCGTTAGCTTACGTGCCGGTAGAACACAAAGAAGAAGTCATCCGATTATTTAAACAAAAAGCCCTAGAGTTAGACGGTAATGAAAAAGGTGCAGCAGAACACCGTTGCAAGGTGGAAGAATGCGATAAAACAAAAGGCAGCGCAACGGCTTACATTGCCAAATATATTGCGAAAAATATTGATGGTTTCGCCCTTGCAGGCGAAGTGTCAGACGAAGACCCAACACTAAGCCTACACGATAACGCATTGCGCGTTCGCGCATGGGCGAGCCGTTGGGGTATTCGTCAGTTCCAATTCTACGGTGGCGCATCAATTTCTGTTTGGCGTGAATTGCGCCGATTAATCAGTGGTCAAGCAGATGATGAAATTATCGATAAAGCTCAAGCTGCAGCAGGTATAGCGAATGATTATGCCGCCTACATGGAAATTCAAGGCGGTGCGCTTGCTAAACGTACTGATCAACCCATCAAGCTAGATTATGAAACCAAGCCAGCGAATAAATATGGTGAACAGCGTAAAGCCATTATTGGGCTGGCTAACCGATTTAGTCTTAAACAAGTCATCTCACGCACCAAAAAATGGCAAATTAAAAAACGCCCACAAGATTTTGCACAACGCACAGAATCTATGGTTGAGCGTAGCTCAACCGCTAACAATAGCGCACGCAGTGCGCCTTGGACTTGTGTCAGTAACTGTAACCGCTCAATTCTTGAGCAAAAGATCAAATTACTGACACAATCGATCTGCGCCCCGCTTAGCGCACAAAAATTAGACTATTTATTCAAGTACAAACGGCTAATTATAGATAAATATACAGCCATAGAACTCACCGAAAACGATGTGCAGTTAGTGAAACGGAATCAAAACATGATGACGTCGTTTTCCCCTGTGCCAAGAAACCTTCAAAAGCTCAAAGATTTTCATAAAAACCAACGCATTCAATAGGAGAAAACCAAATGAATAAAAGAAAACAGAAACAAATCAACCGAATCTTAGCGGCAAAACGGGCGGAAAAGTGCGGTCAAATTAATGCGGAATTGCAAGAAACTATCGAATATTTAGAGGAACGCGTTCACCTATTAAGAGCGCAGCTATCTATTCACGGAGAAAACGCCATTAATTTAAAAGCCTATGTTTTAGAACAAGTGATTAATATCAAGCGCCAAATCGTAATCGAACGATGCGGCGAAATATTCTTAGGGCTTGCCAGTGGAATGATTGGCGGGATTATTGGGATGTTTATGTGGGTGTTGTGTATTCTTTAGGGGTATGTATGGGTTACAGAATTTGTAAAGAACAACCTAAAGAATGGGATGGGGAACATTATTTTACGTGTGAACATTCGCTTAATAGTCGTTCAAAAATATATTTTTTAATGCATTGTAATATATTAAAGAAAATGCCAGATGGAAGACTAAAAATTAAAGTGTTTGGTTATCGCTGGTCACATCCAAACGGCGAAAAAATTAGATATGTGGATAATTTTCGGGTTGTGAAAGCAAGTGAATATACATAGGGTTTAAATAATCATGAAAAAATTAATGATACTGTTTGCAATATTAATGGCTTTTCCTTGTTTGGCAGAAAAATATATTGTTCCGTTTTCTGGTGGTATTTTAGACAAGTATTCGAATTATCCTGATGTAATAATCAATGAAATATGTATTCACAATGTTGGTTATTTAGTCACAGATAACGGTCATGTTGTTGTGGCAGTAGATCAAAATAATAATCCGCTTGTTTGTAAAGTTAAAGATAAATCAAAGGAAAAATAAATGAATAAATCCAACACAAAAAAATCAGATAAAGACTTATGGGCTACACCTTGGTGGGTTTTTCATTATGCGGAACAATATTTCAGCATCAAATTTGATTTAGATGCGTGTGCTATGGAGCACAACACCAAAGTGAAAAACTTTATCAGCCCAGAACAAGACACGCTAACAGCAGATTGGAAAGGGCGTTACTGTTGGATGAATCCGCCTTATAGTAACCCATTGCCGTTTGTGTTACGAGCCATTCAGCAAAGTGTGCTACATAACAAAACGGTGGTGATGTTGCTTAATGTAGACGGTTCTACAAAATGGTTCGATATGTGTGTGCGTAACGCAAAAGAAATCGTCTATATCACCAATTCACGTATCCCTTTCATCAACAATGAAACAGGCGAGGAAACAGACCAAAACAACAAACCGCAAATGCTGGTACTCTTTGAGCCTAAAGCACCTTATGGCAGTTTGAAATCGTCTTATGTGTCGTTGCATACGATGAAAGAACAGGGATTAAACACAAAATAAAAAAAGCCGCTATTTCTAGCGGCTTTTTTCATCATCTAATATTTTTCTCAATTTGGCTTTTTCGTCATCTGACAGTTTTCCTAAAACTAGTTCAAGTAATTTATCTTTTGTTAATTTACTACTTCGCGTGGTGTGTCCGAATTCCATATTCATGACAAAGCGATGACCGCACTGGGGATTTTTGCAAGCACAATAATAACGTGTAAATTCACTGTGTATGCGTTCAGCTCTTTCAATTACTGATTTTGCATTGCAAACAGTGCAATAAATATCTGTTGTTCTTGCCATTTTCCCCAAAAGCCACAAAATTAATATGTGATCATTATTATATATAACACTGGCATTTTGTATAGTCTTTGAACGTAAATTTATTTGCTAAAATTTTGCTCACGGAACTTGATTTTTAATAAAGTTTTTATTTCAGGATCACTGTTGATAGTTTCAGCTATTATCTCCTGCAGTGGCATGACTTCATCATAGTGATAGACTTCACGATATTTTAAGGGGTCACCTAATCCTGCCGTATTTGTTGGAATGATGCCGCTTAAACCTGCAGGGAATCTGTGTGCTGTTAAAACGTCTTGTGCAGATATGTTTTTAATATTAGCAAATTCATCTTTTGTGCCGGTATCGCCAATCGGAATCACTTTTAACCCGTCAGGATGACCGCCAGCAATATTCACAAACATAGATCGGAAATTTCCTACGCCTTTAGATTCGCTGATCTTTCTTGCGATCTCTTCTTCCATTTCTTCGGTTAAGTCAGGATCCGTTGAGTACAAAATAAAGCCCATATGCGCACCATTACTAAAATAACGACGACGAAATACTGTCGCATCAGAGTTTAATAGTGCAGATTGGATACCGCCTACATAATCGGGCGATCCATAAACCTGTTGCATGGGATCGTAAAGTTTAATGAATATAATATCTTTCGCATCATAGCGATAGATTTCTTGTGCGGTATCATAAAGCGATTTTTTCATCAAATACGAATAGCCGCCGTCTTTGCGTACTCGTAAATAAAGGCTGGAAAGAGGTACTAAACGCACCACTTGACCAAAACCATTACGAACTTTTAAAAGCCCCACATCTCCAAATTGAATTAAGTTTAGGCAAAGTGCGCGCATATCCATACGAGATAACGCTTTGCCGCCTTCGTAGAGTGCGCTTACCATATTGGCTCGACTATGCAAAATTCCTCCGTGTTGTGCGTTTTGGTGTGGTAGTTTTGCCAGTGCGTGACGATTCACTGGGGGCAAATAGCAGTTGTAATTTTCGTCAAAGCCAATACCGACATAATCTAACGCGGGTGAGGCGGTTATCTCACTTAATGAAAAAGTGCGGTCATTAATAGGCGCAATCACAATGCCTTTTTTACTGTCTTTTTTTACATTAGTTTCCACTTAATACACTCCATCCGCGACGTTTGCGCGGTTTATCATTTAAAGATTTTTTGTTGATGGCATTACAAATTGCGAAAAACACATCGGCGTGCTGTGTTTTCACGGTGCGTTCGGCCGTGAACGTCATTGTATTACCGCTTTTTGTTGATTGGTGCTTAATCATTAAAAAGCTAGGCACAATATCAAGTTCTTTTTCGCTCCACTCAATTTGCCCGTGCTCAACCAAATCATGTACTTTCAGCACCATACCTGTTTTGCTTTCGGGGTTGTAAATAATCGCCGTGGCGGCACGGCGTGCAAACTCTTTAACCAGTTCATAAACCCCATAGCCTACGCCCGTCGCATCGATGCCGATGTAAGTCATATTGTATTTTTCATAAAGTGCACGAATTTGGTTAGCTTGATACACATAAGATAGCCCATGCCATTGATGCCGTTCGAGCAAGCGATATTTTTCACCGGGTAACGCAGGCGGGGCAATAATTACAAAACTAGCACCATCACCACTGTGTGCTGGGTCGAATCCGCCCCAGACTTCGCGATCACCAAAAGGGCGATCTGCTTTCGGGTTGAAATCTTTCCATTTCGTTATATCTACACCGCATTTTAAAAGTTGCTGAACGGTAAAAATTGAATCTGCATCATCAATCCAAACGCACATATAAAGCTGATTAAATGCATATTTGCTATAACGCTGTTTCAGCTTTTCAATATTAAATAACGTATCGGCACCGCCTTTTAGCGCGTCTTCAATCGTCACCACGTAACGCCATTGACCATCGGGGCAAAGTCGCCCGCCGTCGCGCAATTCTGCAAAGGTCGGAAATGGAATGTTTTTGCGTTTTGGGTCGCCGTCGCGCCAGTTGTCACCACTCCAAAATGAATAGGATTCGTGGAATTTAGAAGACGGTGTGCTGAAATAGGTTTCGCGCCATTTCGCATGCGTTGCCATGGCTGATGCCAAATCGTTAAATCGCTGAAAGTCACGAATCCATGCGTATTCGTCACCGTACACATGGCCACTATTACCCTGTGACGTGTTTTTGTTGGTTGATAAAAAATGCAGTTCCGCCCCGTTGCTTAAAATAATTGGGTTACCGGTCAGCTCAACGCCGAAATATTCTCGCGCCATTTTCACGATGTAGTTTTTAAAGATTTCTGCTTGTCGCTTACTAGCTGATAAGAATATTTGATTGTCACCGCTGAAAATCGCATCTTCCAAAGCCTCAAAACTGAAATAATAAGTTGCCCCAATTTGGCGCGATTTCAGAATATTTCGCACATCATGGTGCTTGTTAGCGCGAATATGTTTTTGATAATCGAACAGCGAATCAATAAACGGCTGGCACATTTCGGGTGTAACGTGGGAAATATCATTCTTTACCCGTTTTTTCTTCTTGCGTTCGTCACCGTCACCGCTGTCGGCAAAGGCGCGTTCACCGCTGGAAACATCATCAGAATTAACCGCACTTTTTGCCGTCACTTTAGCTACCGTTGCTGCACGTTGCTTTTTGTACTGAATATCTTTATCGATCAGGGCTTCTAGTTCTTTTATTTCCTGATCGCTTTTATTTTCACGTTCTGTCAGCGTGATAATGCGTAGCGCGATCAATTCTTCAATCCCGCTTTCGCTGATTAAATTGCGCCAATTGTATTTTTCCGCCCAATAGTAAATCGGGCGTGTGCTATTTAAACCTAATTCTTCAGCGATCTCTTTCGGCGTGTATTTTTTTAAATATAAAAACTTTGCCGCATAAATCACTTCGTCATCGTAGCGTTTTGTTTTTCTTTTTCTTAGCTTAGATTCCGTCATCTTTTATCTTGCTGTTGTTGTGTTGGGCGTATTGTGGCAACAAAAACAGCAAAATTTTAATGGCAAAAATTGGATCTTTTCGGATATGCGCAGTTATTGATCTATATCCGAATATATCCGAATTTCGCTTCGTGATTTTGCAAAAAAGATCGGCAAAAATGGCGGCACTTACGCAAACAAAGCGAAACATAGGCATTTTTAAAATGAACAAATCTAAACTCAAAACTGATTTTATTTGTATCGCCACATCGGGCTACACCGTGGACGGTCGCCAAATCACCGCCCAAGAATTGCACGAAATGGCGGAAACATACGATCCAGAACACTACACCGCGAATTTATGGCCAGAACATCGCCGTTGGTTCAATATGGGGCAAGTGATCGAACTGAAAGCAGAAGAAAATGAAAA